ATATGACAATTATTATCAACTAAATACTTGATGTTGGTATCTCCTCTTAAAAACCATAGCAACTCAGTTACCATAGTTTTGAATGCCATTTTCTTGGTTGTAAGTAATGGGAAGCCAGTTCTCATGTCATGTCTGATCTCTGTAGCGAAAAGAGATCGAGTACCTGTTCCAGTACGGTCATCTTTCTTTGTTCCCTTTCTAATAATTTCAGCCATTAAGGCTTGGTAGTCTCTATCTAGTTGATTTTCCATTATTCAATTTCCCATTCAAATTCTTCACCACATTCAAAGTCATCATTTACTGAGATCTCTCCACATGATAACATTTCATATAGAATGTCGTATGTTTCTCCCATATCATCACTCGGGTCATTAGTCCAACCCAATTCTTCTTCAAAGATATAAAGATTTACTCCATTAGGATTTTCATTATATCTGAAGTCTACTTCAATACCATCAATGTCAAATGTACCTTCATGAGTTGTTTCCCAGTAGACTTCTCTTGGTGCTTCAATAACTTTAACTTTTGAAACCATATTACTTTTTATTCAAAGATTCTAATAAGACATCAATATATTCGGTAAGACCCTCTTTTTGAAAAGCCTTAATTGATACAAGCAATTCTTCTTTGGTACTCATATCAGCCCAGTTTTTGATTTCGCTAATATCACCCTCGAAATGCTCTACAATTCCTTTAGGGTTAACCATTGAGATTAGCATCTCTTCATTTTCAATCTGACTATTGTCAATCATTGTTTTTAGTTTTTAATAAATGGATTATGTAAAATTCTGTATGATTCGTGTCCTGGTTTAGTTTTAGCCGGCTCAATCCAACCTAACTCTAAAAGTTTAGCAATTGCTACTTGTGCATTTTCAACATTTCCATTTGAGTGGTAATTGAAAAAGCCAAGTTGGCCAAATGTATCTTTTTGTCGGTCAGGTCTGCGAATAGCCTGGTTAATGATTACCCATAAAACATCTAAATGGTCTGGGTAAGTTGGCAATTCTTCATGAATGCCTAAAATATACTTGATAGGAGTCATGTCGTCCTCAATACGACGTAGATCTTTATCCTTTAACATTAGTAACCTCTTTTTTGACGAGCTTTGTTTTCTTCTGCTTTGGCAAAATAGTAATTGTAAGCTGTTTTTGCGTCAAGTCCGATAGAAGCAGCATAGTTAATGAAGAAGTGTAGAATATCTACCCACTCCATATAGAGCTCTTTCTTATCGTCTTCTGAAAGATCAGATACTTTCATGTTCTCATACTTTGAGAAGTCAGTCTTCCAGTATTTCCAAATAGCGTTACCACTACCATCTTTAATACCTCCAAGAGCATCGGTCATTTCATGAATCTCATCAATCACAGCATGTGTGTTAGTATGCCAAAAATTCATCACATCACGAAGGCTCATGTCTTCAAAGTTAAAGCCATAAGTTTTTTCTTGCATCTCTTTTTGATGCTCCATAATGTCGGCTAGATGTGTTGTTGACTCGTCATAGAAGTCTTTAATCTCTAGATCCTTACATTGATTATCTATGTTTGCCATATTCTAATATTACTTTATTATTGTATTATAAATTGATGAATTGTTTCGTATATTGGTCAATGTAATTGTGAATTCTTTCAGTTCCATATGGATTCATTGAATGTACATAAACTTGAGGAAACTCTCCTCCGCGTTTAAGATGATAACCAACCATCCATTTTGCACAATCAAGGCCGGTCTTTTCATTAAAATGTTCTGGAAAGTCTTCATTAGAACCACAAGCGCAAACAACATCATAGTGTTCATCTGCTAGGTCATGGTCAAACGATACTATTTCGGGAAGGCCATATTCTTCAATCCAGTCGACGAACTCTCTAAAGTCTTTTACTACATGCCATTCTAGGTTTCCATAGATATTAGCCTTTTCTCCAATTCTAGGATGCATATATTGTACAGCGTCCCCTGGGTTTCTAAAGTCATCTAAAAATAAGTTCATTAGAATAATGAGTTTTGCGTGAAATTATTGTTGTAGAAATATTCCATCGTGCTTTCATTGACACGTGCAACCTTTCTTTTGTTGATTAGATTTGGATTGCTACTTAATCTGGTATAGACGCCAAACTGACAAAGGCCAACTTCACACCCATACGTCTTAAGCTCGTTCTGGTCTTCTTGGAATATCTTTACTCCATTTACTACCATATTATGTTCATTCTCATTAAGCAGTATTTCTCCAATCAGGTCTTTATAGTTTTCTCTAAACCAAATTACTCGATCACCGTGTGGGATCCTGCAACCTTCACCGAACATCATATCCAATGTCAGTCTTGCACCAGGACCTGGAACACAGAATCTTTCATCATGATTAATTGGAATGTTTGGATTAACCGAATTTGATGTCGAACAGTGATACCCGTAATAGGATCCTACTCCTTCAATTTCAGTTAAGATATTATACATTTCCGATAGAGACTGAACATTTGCCATTCGTTGGGTAATTCCACGAGGAATAAATCCTGCTACCCAAAGTAATATGTTAATCTTATCAGCATTTCGCTCAACTCCCCTGTTTTCAGCAACCCATTGATTTGATGCTCCAAATAGAGATGTTCGAAGTTCTGTTGTTCCATATACTCCAAGCCCTAGAGCAAGAGCATCGTCAATATTCTTACGAATCTCCATTTCATAATCTTTATCAACTAAAAGTCTCTTAAAATCAACGAGCGCCTTTTTAGGATCCTGTTCTCGAGTTAGGATCTGGTGAATACCCCTTGCTCCATAAAAGTGAGATATTATAGTATTGCAAATAATATTGTCCATATCCATGTCTGAAAGGACAATATTCTGCATAATGTATCTCATCCTGTCATCATACAAAATGTGAGGATGGAAGTACTCGACTGTTTCGCCAAGCGCTTCATCACCCCCACTATCATATGAATCTCTATAGCCATAATTCAATTCAGAGCGTTCATTAACCTTATTAAAGAAATATCCAATACGGTCAATAATCTCCATATTGACAAGGGCTCTCATATCCTCTGCCATATTATTGTATTATATTAATCATAAAAAAGACAATCATATCCTCCTATTTTATTAAAATATATGATTTCATCTACTTTACTTTTAGTGTAAATGTTTTCAAATCTTTGAACTGCATTTTTAGCCTTTTCGTGTCCTCCGTGGATTTCAATAAAAAGAACTTTTGGTTTGTATCTTGCAACTTCCTCTATAATATCATACTCTGCACCTTCAATATCTATTTTAACAAGATCAGGCTGCACTTCATTTAGAACCTCTGTAATATGATAATTTTTAACTCTATCATATTCGGTGAACGTATTTGTTCTTTTATTGATTGAAGTTGAACTATGATTGCTTTTTGAATTTGATTTGTAAATTTGTAGAGTATCTTCTGTCGACCCAGAAACAGCAGCGTGAACTACTTTAACCTTTATTTCTGAAGAAAAATTAGAAGATGCAATTTGATAGTTTCTTAAGTCACATTCTAGACCATATACTCTTTTAGCTCCTCGATCAAGAGCAATTTTAGAGAAGGCTCCGATATTTACACCTAAATCAAGGCATATTTTGTCTTGATAGTCTATTTCATCGATATTATAGTTTAGGATAGATTCTTTAATCATATCCTTATCGACATCTGCCGTTGCGTTTAGCTCGGCAATAAATCTTTTTCTTAGCCTTCTCTGTTCTTTTGTAAGAGCCATATTATTTTTGTACTAAGTTCGAAACAATATGAACCACTTCTAAATTAGGATGGTTCTCCTCAATAATAGCCTTTTGTACCGGGTCATCCTCAAAGAATCTTACAACTTCGATACCTTGTTCTTTAAGTTCTTTGATTGTTTTTGCTTTATGTAGGCCTGAATAGGTTCTAGCCTGAACTGTATGGTCTCCACGTTCAGCAAGAGTCATTTGATTAAACATCACATTACATGATATTCCCATTTCTGATAGTTTTTCAAAAACATAGGGTGATTCCTCTTGGCATCTTCCTGTAATTATGATGTCATCACTAAAACGGGGTCTAATTCCAAGAGAAACGACCCCGTCAAAATCATATGCAAATATCTTTTTCATATTATGTTATTAAGGGGCTCCCGAAGGAGCCCCGATTTACAACTTAAATAAAGGCTTATACAGTTGCTTTTGATTTAGTATTTACTGACTTAAGTTGCTTTTTAGTAACTTCAGTCAATTCGCGATTTGCTAATGCGTCACATTCAGCAACACCATCGCGGAACATCATTTGTTGAGGTGGAGTCTTTTGTGTAAGAGCAGAAGGTCCACGAAGAGCACCAACGATTCCCATTTCACGAGCTACTTTTACATAGCGAAGAGCGTCGATCACAACACCACCAGAGTTTGGTGAATCTTGTACGGATAATTGAGCGTCAAAGATAACTGGAGCTCCTCCAAATCCTTCCATTTCAAGACGGAAGTTAGCCACTTTGTTATCTGCGTAGTATGGAATGTACTCAGATGGTCCAGCGTGTAGGAATGAATCATCAGTTGAGATGTTACGAATTTCATTCTGAGCGCGGATTACGTTCTCTTTAGAGATCTTCTTAGAAGCAAGACGTGATTTGTCTTCCATATTCAAGAAGTCTGTGTTACCACCAACGTTACGCTGGATGTGAGCTTTTACGTGGTGTCCACGTTCAAATGCAAGTTCTTGTAGCATTTGAGAAAGAATTGAAGCACCGAATTGGCTACGCATATCATCTCCAATTAATGGAATTCCCGCGTCGATAAAACGCTGCTCCCATTTTGGATCAGATGCGATGAATACTGGAATACAGTTTACGAATGAGATTCCAGTTTCTAGACAGATTTCAGCCCAAAATTCTGTAGTCTTTTGAGAACCTACCGGTAGATAGTTTACCAATACTTCTACGCCATGTTCTTGTAATTGAGCGATGATACGATCTTTCCATTGGCGCTCTTTTTTAGAGGTCCATGCTGTACGATTCATATCAGTCTCATTACGAAGATCCTCATCTACTAAGAAACGATTTGCTTCTGGGTAGTGGTCCATTAGAGATGCATATCCATCAATAACTGGAGATTCATACACTGGAGATTGATTAGTAATAGTCTCTACAATATTATACGCACAGTTTGGTCTCTGTTTAAGAGCCTCTCCAAGAGGAAGACCAATTTTACGTTCGTCAATATCGAATCCTACTACGAATTCAATATTTTCTGCTTTGTAACCACCGATATCAAATTTCATCATACCAGTTTTTGCATCAGTGTGCTCAGTGTAGTACTGAACACCTTCAACTAGGGACTTAGCACAATTCCCTGTACCGATAATCCCAACTTTGATTTTCTTGTTGTCCATAATTTTATTTGTTAAACCTTTATTTATGTTATTATGTATGTTATACAGCATCCTAGAAAAAAGTTTCATAATCAAAATAAAAAAATTCAATTTAGGTGTGCCGTGTGATATTTATCAGTTTTGGCGGGACTCACTTATATACAACTGAAGTAGCGGTCGCCGCGGTCACATAGAAATGTTACTACTATTCCTTTATTATTTTCTATCCATCTTTCAGCAGCAACGAGATTGGCTCCTGCTGAAATTCCTATAAAGATACCATGCTCTTTAGCCAGTTTTCTAGCTCTTAATCTAGCCTCTTCAGTAGATACTTGATAAATATCGTCAACTTTTTTCAGGTCAACTAAGAATTTACTACCATCTCCAATTCCTTGAATACCATGCAGGCCAGGTTCTCCTCCACTCATAACTGGACTTTCTGCTGGTTCTACTGCCACGATCTTCATTATTGGGTATTTTTCTTTTATTTTTAGACCTGCTCCCATTAAGGTTCCTCCAGTTCCAGTTCCACTGATAAAGGCAGATGGATGTATTTCTTTTCTTGAGAAGAATTCAACAATCTCAGGGCCTGTAGTTCTATAATGAGAATCTACGTTCATAATATTATCAAATTGATTGCAGTTGAACCATCCATTCTCTTCTGCCAACTTGTCTCGAAGTGCAATCGCACCATCAAAGTCTCCAGCATCGACCTCAATTAACTGGGCACCGTAAAGTTCAAGTGTCTTTTTTCTCTCGATGCTCATGTTGTTTGGCATCACAATCACACATTTATAACCTCGTTCTGCGGCTAACCAAGCGAATGAGACTCCCATGTTACCGCTCGTTGCCTCGATAATAGTATCTCCCTTCTTAAGAAATCCATTCTTTTCAGCGTCGTTAATTATCCACGAAGCTGGTCGGTCCTTAATACTTCCAGTTGGGTTAAACAATTCGCATTTTGCAAAGATTCTGTCTGAGATCTGAATCATTGGCGTATTGCCGACGTATTTACTTAATGTCATTAGAAAAGAGATATTGTAGGTTTTACTAATTTGTTATTTTTCTTATCAGTATTCCAATCCCAGTAGTAATATTCTCGACTAAGGTGCACTGAACCGGGCTTCTCCATGTAGTTTTTTGCAAATTCTTCAGGATTCTCGCTAAACCAATGATCTGGCCAGTCTAGAACCTCAAATCCTGCTTCTTTGCCAAGTTCTCTTACTTTATGGTTAAAAGTCTTCATTACCTCAGTTCTGTGCTGTTGTGTTCCACTAAATGGAGTGCCCTTATACCATCCTGTTTTTGGAATACGTCGACCCTCAAATTCAATTGGTAAAAGTGTATGGATTGTAATCTTTTCGATATTAAGAGACTTTAAATGATTAATGTAATCTATTGCAATTCTCTGTGCAGATCCAACAGGCATTGATTGTCGACATAGATGATGTCGAACGTCAATGTTTCCAAAATAGGTGATAAGATGTTTAGTACCTTCAGGAATATACTTGTCTATTCCCTCTTTCATAACCCCAAATAGGGTCTTACCGTCGTTTCTAGAAATATCAGCGCCTACTGGATAAACTGAAACTGAATGGCTATCCCCTAAAACAAAAGTACCGGTCTCCGTTTTCAGGTCTATGGTTTCTATACTCTCGCACTTTTGTGTAATAGCTTCAGCATCTAGTTTTGACCAGCGCTCTGAACAACTCTTCATTCGACTAGTAACAAATGCTCCAACATCTGGCATCTCTCTATTTAAAACATAGATTGGCCCTTTAAAATCTAAGAATCTCTCGATTCTAGAGGCTGGCTCGTCAGTTGCTCCACCAAACAGATTATAGGATCCTGCGAATTCCATCGGAAGTGCAATCATCCATACATCATAATCATGAATATTTCCGGACTTATCTAGGACATCCGCTTCAAGTCCAAAATAGTTTAATTGACTTTGTAGAAGGTAAGCCCATGCACTCTTGTGTGAACTCATCTTTGACGAATAATTTGTAACGACGTCGTCAATCGCTATCTTTTTACCCTCTAATTCCGCTTTAATTTCCTGAATCTTCATAGTGTTTTTTACCTGTTAAAACTTCAAACTTCTTTAAAATAGTCCGTTTAGCCCTTTTCATTCTCCAAAGCTGATACCACTGTGGCCCAACCCTCGGTATTAATATAGATTCTGATTGATTTGTTTCATTCTCTCCAATTAAGAGGGTTTGCAAATCTCCAGCCTCTCCACAATATAGTCTAAATTTAGCTCTCATCCGTAAGATGTTTAATTACATGAGTGTCCCATTCTTTATTTACTCTATCTAATTCATCGGCAATAAGCCTAAGCGCATTTGAATTCCAACTACCCTTTAAGCTCGGGTTAGGCCAATAATGATAGTAACCATCAACGTCCCTGATAAACTCACCAATTGATTTATTGTTAATTACAATCTCTTTTACGTGATTCTCTATTTCTATCAGTTCTACATTCATATCTTCATCCACTTTTGTTCACTATTTAACCTGAAAGAACCAATACATTCCCGTTTCCATTGATAGGGTTCTATTAATGATAGAAAAACATTACCATCATCCCCTACATAAAGGTGATATTCTTCTCCAATAACAGGTTCAAAGCTAAATTTAGATGAATAGACTAATTCATTCCATTGTAGTTCTTCAATCATCTGCTGATATTCAGCCTTTAACTCTTCAAATTTAGCCTTTAATTGATGATTGACCCTATTTACTCCACGTTGCTTCCAGCCATCAATGTCTTCTTTTACGATAGCAGGAGCCCCAACATTTGTAGCATATGGTAAAAGGGCAGCATTATAGCCGTCCTTCTCATTCCATACTATTTGGTCAGGTTTTTTAGTGGATTCTTTCTTCACCTTCTGGATATTGAGCCTGTTCGTTGATATAGTTCTCTAATCCTTGAATATATGCTACTGCATCTAATAGATTGTCGCGTTTATGATTGTAGCTTTCACGTGAGAATTTAAGTGCTACAAGTGCCATAAACATTTCTCGACCGGTAACTTCAATACCAGTCATTCCGCTAAAGATTTTAGCAGCTCTGTCCATGCCTTCTGAAAAAGGACCATATTGACGATCCGCTTCTTCGCCTCGATTGTTTACAATATCGTGTGCTTCTTCTAAAATGCTTTTCATGTTTATTCTTTATTTAAATATTATAGATGTTTAGTAATAAATTGTTTCAGTCAATTCCAAGCTCTTTCATAAGCCTTTTCATCTGTCCATATTGATAATGTTGTACTGCAATAAAGCTTCCCTCTCTTGTTTCAATACCGAATGGAGGACCTCCTGGAATATCGCAATTCTGTGGACTTGTTGACTGAAAAGCATTACTATGGATTGCCTTAATCTCTGCATTTGACATCATCAGTCCAGTTAAGCAATCGTCGTAATATCTAAAGTCTTCTTTCCAAGTTGGATAATTTACATATTCGCCAGATTCCCAAGCATCTACAACAACAGCTGCAGCCTTTTTCGACATTATAAATCCTGACCCTCCTGAAAGATAGATTCCTCCTACCCTTTTTATTAAATAGTCTCCTATATAGTTTCTTAAACCAACGTGGTTAAGGTCAACCCTCATATCATTTGGTTCATTAATACCATACCATACGGGTCTTGCTGCACCTATATAATCAAAATCATCACCATATTTTTCGTATAGGTAGTCTAAGGTTTCTATAAATCTGGTGGGGTGGACAAACGTGTCACTATCCGTAATAAAGACCCATTCATGGTCATCCTGTTCAACTAGCCATTTACAACTGGCATAGATAGTCTTTTCAAAAACACCGTTTTTTCCATCAGTAGTCCTCACAAAAAAGAAGTCTCTACTCTCCTTATAGAGTGTGTCCAGTTCAGGATGGCCAAGAACCACCTTGATTCTCCAACCATCCTTGGACATTACCTTTCCCCAAGTGTCTAGACACTCGCTATAATTTGCTGGCCATTTTCCTGCTAGACATCCACGAATGTGAATGCTCATTTTGTCGCCCCACCCCATCTAAGAGAAATTTTTGGAAATTTTTGTGCCAACACTACTCTTCATCGTCATTAGACTTTTTAATCGATGGCGCCAACACTAGACCCCAAAGTGGCCAGGCCGACTTAGTTATCCAAACTGCCCAACCAATTAGACCAAAGAACCCTACATAGATGGTGGCAATCGCTAAGTTTTCGCTCCAGTCCTTCATAGTTAAACCTCGTCCATGTATTTCTTATTGGTTGGATTGCCAGTGGTTCGGCCCGTGCATCTCCAGCACAACCATTTTGTTACACCTTCATCTACCATTCCCTCTTCATCACAACCACCTTCGGGAGCCCAAGCCCTCCATTTTGAGTTTTTCAAGTCATGGTTCATGCACTTAATCTTTTTCTGAGTGCCCTTTTTATATTTTGCCATTCTTATTAGATTTGTCTATTATAGACCCTGATTGTAGAAAGTTTCAGACGGTTCGGAGAGGAACCTTGGGGGAATTTTTTGTTTTTCGAACTCTACACTATATATCCCATTTATTTTATTATACCTAGGGCTCGGCGTAGCCGCCTCACCCACCACCCTACATCTCTCAAAGGTACCGGTGGGACTCCCGGTTCCCGGGATATTTTGGGTACAGGGGCAACATGGATTGGGGTCACAGGGCTCAGATAGGTTCTATTGACAGATTGGTCTGAATAGTAGTGAATCCCCATTAGTCCTTTTAGAGAATAACGACATACTAATCAGAATACTCTAAGTTCTTATAACGGATAACAATTCTTTTAGGTTCTCAGAGAACCATGGAAGGGGGCGCCCTCGCACCATCCCCTATGTGAATCTGCTCCCATTATGGGTTCGAGTGGTAGGACGGCTCACCCTTTGGGGATAGTGAGAATCTGGGAGTTTTC